CCGACATGCACCATGACAATGCCGGGCCAATAGGCGTTGTGGCTGACCAGACAAACCCCGCCTTTTGCCCAGTAGTCTCCCCACTCCGGCAGGTCTTTTTCCGTCTTTCCGAATTCATGCTGTGAAGGGTGCGAGAAATATTCCCGCGCCTCATCAACCGTTATTCTCACGTCGCCGCCGCGATTATCGCGTTGATCGCCGTGCGGCTCTGGCTGTCCACCGTCGCCCCGCCGGTCGGCCCCGTCACGCCTGCAATCGCCGTGAATTTGGCGTCGAGAGCGTCCACCCGATCAATCAGCCGGTTTACTTCCCGCGACATGGCCTGAATGACCTCGAGAAGCTCAATGGACGCCTTCAGACCGTTTTCCGTCGCCGCCTGCGTTCTAGTGAGAGGCCTGGTTTTCATTTCGCGGCTGCTGCCCATGCGTTAATGGCTTCCAGCATTTTTTTGCCGTTCGAATAATCGGAAAACCTCAGCCGAAGTTCTTCACCGGGACGCTTTTTGTGGTTCGTGACGACGAACTCGCCGTCTTCGCTCTTGCTGTCGAAATCGTTCACGCCACACGCCCCTCTGCATTCATCGGAATTTCCTGCGGATCAGAGATATGCACCTGCACAACCCACTGCCTCGCCTGCCCCAATGCCCGCCAATTCATCCGCTTGGAATATTCCCCGACAGACCAGCTTTTCTGCCGCCAATCGCCCCAAGAGTGCCCGCTGTCCTTCGACATGCGCATGAACACAGACCCCGCCGCAAAGCCGATCCGGGGGAAAACCTCCAACTCCGAAACCTTGATCCGCTGCCCGTCATTGTCCAGCGTTCGGCTTGTCATCGACCGAACCAGCGGCGCACTCACGTCCGCATTCGACCGCGACAGCAGCAACACCTGCCCGCCGTTCTGGCCGACATACCATTTGCCGTATGCCTTCGCGCTCGCCACAACCCCCCACGGGTCGAGGTTCACGCCCTGCGCGCGCTCGTGCCATTCCCCGGTCGAAAGGTCATAAACCCACGCCGCGCCGTTGCGGAAGTTGATGGCGCACATGACGTGCCCCTCATCCTCCCAACAAATGCAGCGATCTGGTTCAAGAATCTTGATCGCCGTCTCAACCGGGGGAATGGAGACAGGCCCCATGCCAACGATATGAGCCTTGCCGTCAGACCCGACAAAGAACGCCGACCCGCTCGGTATCTTTGCCACGAGGCCGAAGCCTTTCAGCCCGATTTCCTGAACCCCACCAGCCTGCCTCTGGAAAGCGTCAGGGCCAGCCTCGCCCGTGATATACCAGACCTCGTAGGACTTTTCCTTGAACACATAGTAGTAGCCATTCACAGCCACGCCACGAACGATCTTGTCATCCTTCCCATCCGCCGACGAGAAGTTCAGCCCCGGCAAGGTCGAGGCGTCAGCAATGTCAGACCACTGAAACCGAATGCCGTTCATCTCGGTCAGGACCGTGTAATTCCCGATATAGTCCAGAGAGCCAAATGACGAAAACGCGCCAGCCGATGGCTGCGTCAGGGTCGTTCCGTTCCACAGATAGTAAAGCCCACCAATGCAGAGTGTCACGTCGCCGTTGTTCCCGGCAATCGAGGCATTCTCGCTGTCCGCCGTAGCCCCTAGAACCGTCTCGCCACCAGAAGCATCAATGCTGTAGAGAGCAGACCCGCAGGCCGCATACAGAACCCCGTTGACCTCCTCCATTTCCCGAAAAAACACGCCGGAAAGCTGAGAAAATGCCGATGTCCCGAGGTCGGACTTGATCGTGTGCCCGGTTTTCCCTTGCGACGGCTCGCGATAGCAGTTCACCAGCCGCGACGAAGACGCCTGCCAGTTGTCCGGATCCCGCGAGGACTGCCCGCAAAATTCGACTTTCAACGCGGCTCTCCGAAGTAGACCGATCCTTCCCGATCCGCCGCAAGCGCCTCGTCAAGCGTCATCTTGGCGTAAGCATCGACCTTCGGCGCATCCACCCCGAATTTCATCGAAAGCCGCGAGGCTAGGTTATAGGCAACCGTCTCCCACCATTCCCCCGGAATATCCGGGTTTTCCGACAGGTCGGTCAGGTCTTCAAACTCGCGCTCGTAAGTGATTTTGACCGTCTCGCCATTCGCGGCAGCCAGAACCGGCCACACATAGAACAGAGCGTCTTCTTTCTGGCGGTCGTAATAAAACGTGGTCGGCAGGCCCGTGGATGCCTTCTGCGGAATGTTGTCGTACTCGTTCCGCGTCATGGCCCACATGGGCGTCTCAATGCCGCTGCGCACGAGCCGCGCGCTTTCAATTCTGAGCGGCCTCTTGGGGTTCAGCGTGTAACTTGCGGCAGTCGTCAGATTCAGCGTCTGCGACGTGGTAAGCCAGAGCGAGTATTCCTTGTTCTGCCATCCCTTGATCATGAGATTGAGGGACATCAGCGCCGCCTTGCCCGTGTCGGCGTCCATCGGCTCATCGAGCGCGACGACGCCAATCAGCCGCAGGGCCTCCTCACAAAGGTCGCGCGCTGTGTAGAGGGCAGTTGTCGCCATTACAGATCATCCCACGATGTCGGGGTATTCGGGTCAATGAAGGTATCGACTGGCTCAGGACGCACCCAAGGCGGAGACTGCCGATCCTTCTTCCCGCGAACAAATTCTTGAGGGTGGCGCACTTCCCAACAGTTATTGGTGCCGCCGCCACAGCAAACCATCAGGCCAGTCCACTCCTTGCGAAGCTGACCCGAATGATATTTGAAGCCGCACCTGTCACAGAGCGCCAGCCACTGACCGTGCTTGTACATGCGAGCCTCCGAAAGGAAGCGGGGGCGCGAACGCCCCCGCCGTTACGATGCCTTGAACACCTGAAAACTCACGACAACCGTGCCGTTGAAGGCCACGGCAGTCGCGTGTTTGTTGATCACCTCGATAACCAGAGAGCCAGCAGCGGGGCTGACCTTGCCAATCATCGGAGTGCCTTGGGTGTTCGTGCCGTTTGCTACTGACGCATAGGCCATGTCCGCAGCCCCAACCATCGTGTCAGTGATGGTCAGGGTGTAGATGGCGTTCTGCGCCGTGGTCAGAGCCTCGCTCGTGACCTTGCCTTGCAGGGCGGTAAGTGTTGCCGCGCCTGCCGTGGCGGTTGCGGCACCAGCCGCGTTAACGAATGGTGCCGCGATCCCGTTCGGGAAGTTGGTCGGTTTATAGGCCATTTGGAGTATCTCCTCTTAGGCCCCAGGCGACCCATACAGACCACGGGGATCGGTCCATCCGAACGAATAACGCTCATACCCTTTCGCTTTCGCGTTTTCGGTATCGAAGTCATTGTCCTGAGTGAACTCGAACGCCTGACGCTGGAAGCCAAGCATCCCGTCCGGCACGTCAGTCTTCACGAACCATGCGTCGGTGTCGGTCAGGTAATGGTTGACCATATACCCGCCCGGAAGAAGGCCCATCGACCGGATTGCATTGACGGCGTTGTTCGCCGTGTCGTTTTGCAGTGCCGATTTCAGGATTCGCTCGGCGTTGAACGCATCGCTTGGCGATACGATCAGCTTCTTGCCACGAATGGCAATCGGCAGGCCGCGCGCGTTCTTGGCGAGGCTGATATTAACCAGCATCGTCTCGAGCGAGGCTTCGGACAGGTCCGCTGCGGTCGTGAGCGTGTTCGACCAGTTGCCCGCCAGAGACGGGTGGTCGGTCACGCAGAGCGCCTTGCCATCGCCGCCCGTGTAGTTCGTGTCGAACGCACGGTTCAGGACGTTGGCCGCAACGATTTCCTTCGTGGTGCGGAACGAGAACGAAAGCTGTTCGCCCCGCTTGAAGGACCGCGACTTGTAGAGGTTGTCGTCGCGTTCCTCGCGCGTCACCACATAGCCCAACGAATAGGCCACATGGGTATAGCGCTTCACGAAGCCCTGCGAATGGGAGTCGTAGGTCGTAGCACCGCCTTGCGACTTGATCTGCGCGAGGTTGAAGCCAGTCGTTTCGACATCTTCTTCGTAGGCCATGTCCGAAGTCTTCATGTCGAAGGCTTCAGTGTATTCCGTGGGGAATTCGTTATACGAACCCATCACGAATTTGCGCACGCCGGGCCAGAGGGCTTTGGGGTGTGCGCCAGTGGTAATAACTGACATTGACTAGCCCTCCTTATGCGCCAGCCTGGCCGTCAATGAAGAAGTGATTGTTCAGACGAACGAGCACTTTCGCATTGGCGTTACCAACTTCGTTCTTCGGACATTGCAGGAAGCCGACGATCAAGAAATCTTCGGTCGCATCGCCCGAGGCGGTCGCGGTCGAGGTGTCCAACTGCAAGGACGACAGACCGGTCGTGGTGCTGCCGCTCGTGAAGCTGATTCCGTCTGCGGAGTTACCCACAGCCGTGACCGCTAGTGCGCCACCCACGGCGTCTTCCTGAACCGCAAAGACAAGTTTCGGGTCGTCTGCAACCCAAACATAGCGGTCAACGGAAGCTTCGCGGTAGATGGTGCTGGATGCAGTGACAGGCTCTACGCCCACCACGACACCGATTACGGCGTTTCCGGTCGAAACGTTGCCGGTTACGGTCATGATGCCGTTAGCATCAGCCGAGCCAGCAGGTTTCACCATGCCGCCGATATAGACTGCGGTGCTGTCGGTCGAGGGAATCGAATAGCGGTTCGCCGCGCCGTTGTAGGGTGCACCGCTCAGATACCGAACGGGACGAAGCCCGGTCGGAGCATTAGCGTTAGCCATGATAGCTATCCCCTAAATTGTTGATGTTCAGCCCCGGCTGCCCGTCTCGATACGGATTCCAGCGGCGGGGACGTACTGCCGTTCCTGATCTGCTCCGGGCGTTGCCCCTTGCTTCAGTCCGGCTTCCAGTTCATCAATGCGGCGGCGTTTCGCCATTTCATCTTCATCATGATAGTCCTTGCGTTTCCGCAGCAGCACACCCTTGACGGGCGCGCCGTTCTTGTCAGTGCCGACCGGGACAGAGACATTCGCCCCAAGCCCGGTTGCATCTGCTTTTGCCGAGCCATCGCGGCTCACAACAAAATCCCAATCGTCATTCACCGTCAGTTGATGAACGCGAGTCCCCTCGTCATTCACCCAACGATAGACGTAATCCTTGTCCATCTCCTCGCTGTGGCCGAGGCGGTTGCGGATACCAGCAAGGCCGTCTGAATTGCGGCGGCGGCGCTCTGTCTTGATTGCTTCGCGCGTCATTTCATTCCCCTTGCTCATAAAAGTCTTTGGCGTAGTCGCTGACCGACTTGTAGACGCCTTCCTTGACGAAACTTTCGGCGATCTTGCGCACGTCCGGCGGCAGATCGTCCGGGCCTCTCGTGCGGGTCTTGAACCCAAGCCCACCGCCATCAACCCGCGCCGATCTGGGGGGTGCCTGTTCCTGCTTCGGCTCGTCAAACAGTTCCGGGAAGTGCTCCTTGACCTGCGTTGCTGCCCAAGCCACCTGCCGCTCTGGCGGAAGATACTTGATCCTCGGATTGTCCTCGACCAACCGGAATGCGAAGGCCGCTGCCGCCGGGTCTTTCGTCCATGTTGCCGCCTCGAGATAATCCGGCTGCTTTTGCGGGACTTCCTCAATGACCGGCGGGCGCAATTGCTGACGGGCTTGTTCGGCCCTGTCGAATGCCTCAGTGTCAGCCGTCTCGACCGCAGCGCGCTTCTGCGCCTCGAGGTCCCTGACCTGCTGATCGTATCTCTCGCGCTCTTGCTGGCGAACCCGCTCGATTGCCGTCATGGACGTGCGTTCGATGCGGGAGAATTGCTCGTCGCGCTCTTTCAGTTGCTTCTCAAGGTCGCGCTTTGTGTCGCGCACCATCTTGAGTTGCGTAGATGGCAGTTCAAGGAACCGCTCCGCGTCAACCCACCCATCAGGGGCAAGCGTGAACTCGTCCTTATCCTTCCATCCGTATTTACGAGCCTCGTCGGCAAGCGCCGGGTCGACCGTTACTTCTGCGTCCTGACCTTCTTTCAGGTCTTCGTCATCTTCAGCCATTGATCACCGCCACCACATCTTTGTCTTTGACAATCCGATATTCGACGCCATCCGCGCCAACGATGAATGCCCCCGCATGACGGGCAAAAGCCACGCGGTCGCCCGCCTTTGGCTTCTCCATCGCTTGAGGGTAGATGTCTTCGTTGAAGGCCAAGGGCGACAGCGCAACGATGGTCCCTCGGACCTGTGCGTGTTTTTCCTTGTCGCGGAAGTCGTCAGCGAGGATCAGCCCGCCTTTCGTCTTTTCTTCGATCTTGTCCTGCAAAACCAACACATTGAACTCGATAGGCTTTATGCCGCTTTCATTCATTCCATCCGCTCCATCGCATTGCGCAGTTCATCCGCGCTGACTTCAAAAAGGTCCTCCCATAGGGCTTGGGCCTTCAGCAGGGATAGCCTGCCCTCCTCCGGCCAAGGCGTTCCCGCCCAATAGGCCGCTGTTGCCGAATTGCGTTGCGCCATAAGGCTCGCCTTCAAGCAATTCCTGAGCAGGGCCGTGACCGGATGGCCCCGCCATTCCTGCAGGTCCGCGTCCGAGAGTTTCGCCAAGTCCATTTCTGACAGCCTCAATTACGGCCCTCAGTTGATCCAACCTCACGGTTGATTCTGTGGCCGCTGCATCGGTTACGTTCTTCATGGTTTTCGACCTGATCTCATCGACCTCAGCCAAAGCCTTTTCGACGCTGACCATCGCCACGGCGGCTTGCGCCTGCATGACCTGCGTCTGAATCTGCATCATCTGTTGCTGCATCGGATCTGGCTTGGGGGCCAAAGCCTCGGTATCCGGTATGCTGGACGCCTGGAGAATGCGCTGCGCCGCCTCGCCTTTATCAACAAGGCCCTGCCCCGCCATCTGCATGAGAACTTCGGCTTTGGCCGCTTCCTGCATCTTCGTGACGCTGCGCGGATCGGCGACCGGGGTGATGTCCATATCAGACAGGTCAAACTCCCGGCGCGGGTCCAGCGGAACCATCTGACCATTCTGGTCGGTGATGTCGTGGAAGGCGCTGTATTTCTCCGGGCTGAGGAAGCGTTGGTTCAGCCGCGCAAACAGTTTGAATTCCTTCTTCAGTGACCGATAGATGCGCTTGTAAGCCGCAGTAAAGACCGTCATGCCCTGCTCAATCAGAGCAAGCGTCGTGGTGGCCGTCATATTCCGACCGCCGGTGTCGCCCGTCATCACATCTTTGACCGACGCAACCTCTTTGCCCGCCTCAATCAAAAGCCCGAGAAGCTGGAATAGTGTCGCATCAGGGCCGGGGAACGTCATCGGAATTAGTGAATTCCTGATGTCGCCCCCGGCAACGCCCGCAAGCTTCCACTCGCCCGGCTTGAATTGCTGAACCCCGCCTTTCAGGCGAAACTCAGAGCCAATCCAACCGCCGCCCTGCGAAGCCATGTGGCCCGCGTCAATCATCATGTTGATGATGGTGTTGATTGTCTCGGAAATATCCCCGAGCAGAAAGCCAAGACCCGTTCCGAAGAACCCGCCCTCAATCGGCGGCAGCATGTGGTAGGGGATGAAGTAACTGCCCCGGCGGATAGCCACAACGCCTTGCGGGCCAAGCTTTACATCGCCCTGCTCGAAGTCGGCCACGATGCGGGCGACCTTCTGGCTTTGCTTGTGAACCGTGACAATATATGGCTCTCCATATCCGTCGCCGTCCAGATCCAGCCTGCGGTGCTGCTCGATGAACGTCTGGACCGCTTCCTTGTCCTCGCCCGCGTTTTCAACATAGTCGATGTCGCGGTAAAACCCGGACAGGCGGCGCGACTTGATCTCGGACGGATAGAGTTCAATCTCCTCGCCAACGCGCGGCGCGTCTGCCAGCACCTTTACCGAGGCGTTGACCACGAATTTGCGCGGATCAATCAGCCGAACGCGGTTGCGGTTTTCAACTGGATCAAACCAGACCTTGCGAACCACGGTCCCGACAATCGGCAGGACGGTTAGAAGTTCGTCGGTCGTCTCCTCCCATTCCTCGACCTCTGAGGAAAGCTGGAAGGACATGTATTGCCCAACACGCTCGCCACGGGCTGCCTTTGCGCCTGTCGCGTCATTGCCGTGCACCTGCACCTTCACCACGTCATCCGAAGGGACAATGGCCGGATAGGCCCGTGCGTTGAATTGCAGGGCCGCCGTGGTGATCAGCGGATACTTGAGGTTAGCCGCGCCCTTCCACGGGTAGGTCTTTTCCTTCTTGACCAGCGCCGCCAAATCAAGGCCGCGCTCCATGCGCTCGCGCCAATCCTTCATGGACGAATGATCAATGCCATGCTCTTGCACAACGTCAGACCCAATGGTGGCGAGGTCTTCGGGCGGCAAGTGCTCCGCGATATTGTCCAGATCGAGAATAGCGCCAAGCTTCTCGACTGGGCCGAATGTGCTGCCGTCCATTAATAACCCGTTGCGTCAGAGCGACCGTCAGGGCCGCGATGCTGTTCCCAAGTGTCCGTGAGTTTCGTCACCGGATAAGCGAAGGTCAGCGCCAGAGCGTCACCTCGATCCGGCGAAGGAAGCCCGCGCTTTTTCATGTCTTCCTTGCGCTCAAGCAGGATGGCGTTGTTGGCATCGTGCTTGTACTCGACCGATGTCAGTTCGGCCTCGAGCCGGTCATCATCCGGAAGGCCAACCGTACCCTTGAGCCATTCCCGCATTCGCACCCACATTTCGGCGCGCTTGTTTGCTGTCTTGGCGTCCGTCAGACCATCAGGCGATGAAGCGAAGTTGACCGCTATGACCGGATAGCCAAGCTGCTTCAGTCGATCCACAACGCCCGCGCCGACCCCCGTTTCATCGACGAACAGCGCGTTCGGCTTCACACGCTCGAAATGGCTGGCGATCCGCGCTGCTGTCTCCATCGTGTCCAGTTTGCGCAAGACAACCCAAGGCTCCGAATAGGCGTCCCTGCCGCGCCGAAAGGCTATGACCGTTTCGTCGTCGCCGTATCTGGCAACATCAACGCCCATCGTCACTTCGTCCGCCGGGCTTGCATCGACCTTGCGCTTTCTGGCGCTCTCAACCCATGCCGAGTTGATCAACTGCCGGTCACTTAACTCCTGGTAGTCGCCTTCCCAGATGTGCCTGTATCTGGCGGCGTCTCCGGATAGGTCTAGAAGCCGTTCGCCCTTTAGTTCCTCCGGGAACCAAGGGTTCTGATCGTAATTCGCCTTGATGACGATGGCGTTTTCAGGCGTATTGCGCCGCAGAAACAAATCAACCGGGTCCGTCTTGGCGTCGGGGTTCCAAGTGAACCACAACTCCGACCCCGGCTTGCGGATTGTCGGGCGGAGAAGATCAAGGCTGCGCTGCGAACATTTCTGCGCTTCCTCAAACCAAGCTATGTCATATCCTTCCAGAGACTTGATGCTTTCCGCGTTCTGGTCCTTCATCCCGCGAAAGATGCAGAGCGACTCCTTCGGCCCGCGTATCTCGTCGCGGGTTATTTCAAACATCGCGCCAAGCCCTAGCCGCTGTATCCAATCGCAGACCAGTTGGTAGACCGAGTCCTTGATGGAGTTCTGCACTTCACGCAGACAGACAATTCTGGACCCCGGCACCAGCGCCATGCGAAAAACAACAGCTTGCGCGCGGTCGTTCGACTTACCGCTGCCCCTGCCACCCCACGCGCCTTTATACCGGGCCTGCTTTTCCCACAGCGGGGCGAATATCTCAGGCGTCTCCGGTATCAGGTGCAGGTCTAACAAACCGCATCTCCACGCTGGCAATCCGGACCTCGCCGCTGTGGTTCAGGTCCAGCTTGTCGCCGTATTTCTTGGGGGCCATTTTCGCTATCGCCCACTTACGCGCGTCAACCTGGAGGCGGCGGTGCTCCGTCATGTCGCCCTCAGTGATTTCAACGCTGCCGTCGGCATCAATCTTGCGCTTCTCGCCAATCTTGGGCGTGTCAGCGATACTGATCAATTCATCAAGAAGATGATCCGCCCGGATTTCGCATGCGCGCGCGTACATGTCGGCGAATGCAGCGTCAGCCGCTAACTCGTCATAGACTGTAGATCTGTGTGGGTAGCCTTTTTGCCTGCACACATCCGAGAGAGACATGCCGCCCATCATGTCGCGGATGATCTTGCCCTTAGTCTCGGCGTCCACGTCCGCCCCTCAGAACCACGCAACGATGTCGGTTGCGGTCGTGCCTGTGGAATAGATGTAGGTGGCGCGGACAGGCAGGTAGGAGCCGGATGGCACGTTCTTGTGCACCACAGCGCTTGTGTCACCGATCAGCCGCAGGGCGACGTTGCCGCCGGTGCCGACGAATATGCCACGAACGTCACCGACTGGCGTTGAATCGCTCGGGGTTACAGCCGCGCATTTGCGGGCCGGGTCTTGTAGGAGAGCCATTGCTCACTGTCCCTTGTTTGTGTGCCGCCGTCCGATATTCGGCCCCAAGCAGACGCCCTGAGCGCAGACCGTTGACTTGCGCATATCGGCGCTCGAGGCTGGCGGGGTTGCCTTTTGGAGTAGCGCCCGGAGAAAACGAAAAGCGCCGCAAGGTTTCCCCCGGGCGCGATTGTGGAATGTAAGAACTAGGGCTTAATAGCAGCTAAGTGTCAAGCGGCTTGGCTAATGCCCCATTGC